CAAAAAAGTTTTTTAGAAATTCTGTTGAAGGCTCAAATCATACCAAAGATATTATTAAAGAATATAAGGTTTTAAAACAAATACAAAAAGATATTGAAGCTGAATTAGCAGAATTGGATAAATAGTACATATTTATGATTAGATGATAAATAAAGATAAAATTTTCCAATTATTTGTGGATGGTAAAGAAATTACTGATGATAATACTAAGGAAGAAATTAAAGATTTTATGAATGGTCCTTTTGCCAAAATAGGCATGTTTGTAAAATTAATTCAAAACCATCAAGTCTTTCATCAAAAACTTGAAAAATTTCTTAAAAAGGAACAACCCAACTATAATATAGAATCTACAAAAGAAGCATCAGAATTTACAGTTTATAATAGAGCATATACTTATATTAAAAAAGTAGATATTGAAAAAGAGGATGATAAACTAGCATTATTAAATTTTGATGAAAATGTATTATTAGAAGCTTTGAATAATTCAATAAAATTTTTTGAAGGTTATGAGGAATACAAAAAATGCGCACATTTATTTAATATCCAACAACTTGTTAAAGGAATTGAAAAATAACTTGACATTCAAAATCCTTTTCCGTACCTTGGTATTACAGGGTTTTTGGAAAAATGGGAATTAAAAGGGGTGGAAATAAAGGTAATAATAAGGGGTTAAGGGATACCCTGTTTTAAATATAAATAAGTCATGAGAAATAGAAATTTATTAAACAGAAAATTAGATACACTTGAATCAGTATTAATTAATTTAAAAAGAATTGTTAATACTCAAGAACCTGTTGAATCCTATAAAATTAATATAGGAAAAGCATTGGGTTTAATTGAAGATATTAAAGATATGGTTGAACGTCAACCCTTATCTCCTAATGAAATTAACAGATTATAAATAATAAATAAAAAGGTTATGAATTTAACAGCAGAACAAATCCAGGCAAATTGGGAGGAATTCAATAATAATATTAAAACTTATATTAAAGGAGATCGTAAAATTTCCTTAATGGATTTTTATACAAAATACGAAGATCGTATTATACTAATGCCCGCTGCTCATAAGAAAGAATACCACAATGCATTCCCAGGTGGATATGTAGAACATGTAAACAGAGTGGTTCGTTGTGCTTTAAAGCAATATGATTTATGGAAAGAAGAAGGGGCAGATATGTCTACTTTTACTTTGGAGGAACTTGTTTTCTCTGCTATTAATCATGACTTAGGTAAAATGGGGGATGAAGAAAATGAATCTTACATCCCTCAGAATGACCAATGGAGAAAGGATAAATTGGGTGAGGATTATATGTTTAATAAGAAGGTACCCTTTGCCTCAGTTCCTGATCGTGGATTGTTTATGCTTCAATCTCATGGCATACAGTATACATTTAATGAAATGTTAGCTATCCAGACACATGATGGTTTATATGATGAAGCAAATAAAAAATATCTATTTGCTTTCATGCCAGAACAAAAACCACGTACTTGCCTTCCTTTTATATTACATCAGGCTGATTTAATGGCTGCTCGTATAGAGTTTGAAAAAGAATGGTTACCTAAACTAAAAGGAGAAAATAGCGTGGAGCCCCAAAAAAAAGAATTATACATTATCCCCCAATAAAAAATCAACCCCAAAATCTAAAGCTCTAACCAGTATATCAAGCCCAGGATTAAAAAATATGTTAGATAGTCTATAATGTTAGAAATAATAACAATAATATTAAGTATTTTGGTCGTTATCTTAGGATATACGACCTTTAACCTTTTAAGGAAAAATGAAAAATACGAAGATAGTATTGAAAATTATATATCATTTTTTAACAATATTTCAAACCAAATCCATCAATCCGAAAAACGTCTTAAAGAAATAGATGAAAAAGGAATATTTGCTGGTGATGATGAAATAGGTTGGTTTTTTAATGAGGTAAAAAAAATCCAAAATAACTTATCCAAGTTTAAGATCAACCCATAACATGGTAAAAAAGAAAAGGAGACCAAAGAGTAAAAACTACTTTACTCAAGAGACAGAAAACCATATTGTTTTATACAATAACACCCCAGATCCCGAAATTAGAAGTAAAATATATGAGGATCATATTCATTATCCTTTTTTTAAACTTACACAAAATATAATTCATACATTTAAATTTTACCATACTGAGGTTACAAATTTAGAACACCTCCAACATGAGATAATTACTTTTCTTTTATCTAAAATGCATTTATTCGACCCAACTAGAGGAGCAAAAGCTTACTCATACTTTGGTACTATTGTTAAGCGTTGGTTAATATTATACAATACTAAAAATTATAATAAAAAAATAAAAAAGGTTGAGGTAGATGTACTAACTGGAGAAAATTCCACACATACCTACCATATGGGGGATGATAAAATAAAAAGTGATCTAGATAAATATGTAGATATATTTGTTGAGCATGTTTCAGAAAATATATTTGAATTATTTCCAAAGAAAAATGATGCTCAAATAGCTGATGCCATTTTAGAATTATTTCGTAAAAGAGAAACATTAGAGGTTTTTAATAAAAAAGCACTTTACATTTATATTCGTGAAATGGTAGATGTAAAATCCCCAAAAATTACCAAGATTGCAGACAAACTTCATGGTATATTTAAATCACAATATATATTTTATTTAGAAAACGGTTACGCTAGATTCTAAACCCCTTCTATATCCATATTTATAACAAAATAACATTATGGGATCATTAGATAATATTGTATTTAAAAAGAAAAAATTCTCGGATATCCTAAGTGAAATCTACGATAACCAAAAAAGAAAAGAATCTCAAATCACAGGTTTAATTTCGGAATTAAAACCATTAATAAATGATATTGGGGATGCCACTTTAATTGTTCCACTTATTAAAGAATATATGGAAATTGGCGTTCGTAACGATGAACAGTTGATTAAAATGGCTACTATAATACAACGTGCGCTTAATAATAGTGGTGGCGAAGAATCAATGGGTATAACGGAAGAAGAGAAACAACAATTAATGGAAGAGTTAGATAAACTCAATACAAATTTCGAAGGAAAAGATGGCAAATAAATATGGATTTGCTAGCGTAAATAAACAATTAAATGTAAGTAGTAAACCAAACCCAAATTTCCAAAAACAACTTGATTTACTATCTCAAAATATTATTCCCGCTAGAGTCACAGACATTATATTAAATGACAACCACCCCTCATTTGAATCGTTAGGTGGTTGGACCTCTATAGGTACTGTATTTTTTGAAAAAGTTGAAGGAGGTAATTTAAATCAACCCTTAGTACAAACTGCTACTCCTTTAATCCCCTATTTAAAAAAT